TGTGATTGTCTACCTCTGGACGACGAAGCCAGCCAAATGACCAATGCCACCCGGAGAACAGGTATTTGTCACCATTATGGTTATTGGTATTCAGCATGGCTTCCTCTGATCCTAGAAATTAAACCGCAACTTTTGCATAAGGACTTCGGCGTGGGCTTTCTTTTCTCTTTCTGTAGACTTAACGTAAACGATTTTGTGGTGCTCTTCGCACCACGATTTACCAGCCTTGCACACCGGTCTAGCACAAAAAAGGCCCGATGACACCACCCATCTACAATCGCCGTCTCCGACATTCATAATGTTCTTCGGACCGCGATAAGACTTGTCGGCCTTTAAGACCGGTTCGGGCTTCATTGGTGTGGGGGCCATTTTCGCCCCCGTAACCATCTTCCCGAACACGAAGGGAGGCACGACTTTAGAAGTCGCGGCTTTGGAGATTGCGGCCTTAGGGACCACCTCTTTGGGAGGAGGTCCCTTTACAATGGCTTTCCCCGCTTTTTTGGCTCTGTGGATTATACCCATGACTTGGGATCGGGTGAACCCCAAGTCATGAGCAATGTCGCCAGACGATTTGCCACTGTTCCACATCTCTACTGCGGCGTTTTTGGCGTCTTCATCTGCCTTCTTATTGGCCATTTTCGGAGTTCCTGAAAACCTGATCGCTCTTTATACCCATGATTGCTTTCTCAAGTTCGGCCAGATTAGACGTGTTGCTGACCGACACGCGCCCAGCCAACGCACCATAGCCGGTCTGGTCGACGTAGTGGTCGACGACATTCGCACTGCCGATCTTGCTGCGGCTCATTTTAAGCAGCGCCATGCACTGGCAAACGTCCGCTGACGAAATGCGAAAGCCAAGGTATGCTGTCCACAGTGCAGCAGTATGCTCGAATTGCTCTTCGATGCTACCATGTGTGCTAGAGCGCTCAGCCGTTGCGCGAATAGCTTCATTGAGAATGTGTGAATTCATCGTGCTCATTTCTTTGTCCTCTTCTTTCTGTAAAGCATGTTTGCTCGAAGCGTAACGTGCCCCGAATCTCTACGCCACCTCTCGGCGGTCTTCCTAAGACGCTCGACTTTGTCAAGCGGCACCCAGACGGCAACGAGCTTAAAGCCTCGTTCCTTCTGTGTCTCGATGTACCTTTGCATTCGTTCAGACATCGCGGCTCTCCATAACGGTCTTGACCAGATCATTCTTGCTCTGGAGAGCTTTAATGATCTTAGATTCGAGGGGGCTCCCTACCATGTCGAAGTAGCATACTTGTTCAGCGGTTTGGCCATGCCGGTGGTTGCGGTCCTCCGCTTGTGTGCGATCGATCAGACTGTACGTATTTTCGACGAAGATCGTCGTGAAGCAAGGCTGATTCTCTGTGCCAAGCAGAGTGAGACCCTCCTTGGCAGTGGCCGTCTGCGCGATCAGCACTTTTCGGCCATCACTGCTGTTAAACGCTTTGACCAAATCCCGCACATCTTCCACTCTCATACCGCCACGAATTACGAGCGGTTTGTAGTCTTTGAGACCTTTCTCCAGCAAGTTCACTGTCTGCTGGTAATGGGCGAACACGATAGCCTTGCCCACGATGTCTTCCATCGCGTCGACTACTGCGTCGATCTTGGGGTTCTTTGTGTTGCAGAAATCGATGATCTCGCCCTTGTCGTCGATCATGAACCCGGATGTTACTTGCTGCATTTTCATGAGCGCAGTGATCACCATTTGGGCGGTGACCTCTTGTCCATCATCTACCGCAAGAAAGCGGTCTTTATAAATCTGATTGTACGCTTGTTTTTGCTTAGCATTCATTTCGTAGCCAAGAATCTGGTACACTTTGGGTGGCAACGACGCCATCCACTCCTTCTTCTTGGCCCTGAACGTGCAATAGCTGAGAATGTCGCGCAGTTCGTCTTCTCGCTGCGTACCGACCACCTGCTTGCCCATCCACCCGCCCATGACACCGTAGCGGTTGCGGAAAGTGTAAGGGCTGCGGTGCGCTCCGTGCTTGCCGATCGCCCGCAACTGTGACCACAGGTCGACTACATTGTTGGCGAGAGGCGTACCAGTCATCACTCTCTTGATAGTCGCCAAGTCGAACAGGAAGATGATCGCCTTGGACGTCTTGGCCTTGAAGTTCTTAATACGGTGGCTCTCGTCGCACACTCCGTAAAAATTACGCTTCTTGAGAGTGGCGTATATCTTGTCGAATGCGGTCGATATGATCTTCTCATAATTGATGACCCACATGCCGACTTTGGGCGGGGGCTCTGGGTAAATGGCGACTTCGTATTCGAAGCCCATTTTCTCCGCCTCAGCTTTCCAATTGGCGCGTAAATTATTGGGGCAGACTACGAAGAGAAGATCGACTACGCCTTTCTTCTCCATGTTAGTGAACTCTGCCATGACGGTGCCGGTCTTACCCATACCGGGGTCCATGAAGAAAGCAAATCCAGCACTCTCGTCTGCCATTTCTAGAGCCTTTTGCTGGACCGGTAGTGGAGGCATATTAAACGGCCAAGTCATAGCATGTCCTCCAGCAGCACTGGCGGCTTGGTCTGCTCAGCATGGAGGTCGGAGATGTGCTTATGCCACACCTCTTCGATGAAATCCGGGTCACCGGGCAGACATTGCCAGCGAGAAGCAAGGCGATCAAACGCTTCACCGTACACAGTATGAACCCAAGTGTTGCCCGACATTATCTCCTCTAACAAATAGCAGACCTCGTCGAGCGCATCCGCTACCGACACTATCGTGCGGACCTCTCTCGTGGCCGACGAGCGGGCATCGATGACATCCAAGCCATATTTGGCCGTCATGACGCGCTCGATGCGCTCCTCTGCCCTCGTCTTGTCCCACGCAGCCCGTTTTGCGGGGCCGGGTATGTCGCCAGTGATCGTCTCATCGATGTCGTGCAACAGGGCGTACCGCATAAGGTCGCCATAATTGCCACGCCACCCAATCAATCGGGCCACTTGGTCGGCATACAGAGTCACGTAGTACGAATGTTCAGCCAGATTCTGTTGGCGGTTTTTGCGCAGGATTACCCAGCGGGGGATATGTGCCATATCGCGCCATGACTGCGCGAAGGGCTTAACCGGAGTGTACGTCATCTTTGCCTCCTCTAGAAACGAGGCCAGATCGATCGTCTCCACCTTGAGAGAGGATGTCCCAGATGAACATGCAGAAATTGGCAACGTCGACGCACTCATTCATTACCTCATCTGTCGGTTCATACTTGAGCGATATTTCGAGTTCCCGCACCTCTGCTTGCAGCTTCTCACGCAGGTATTCGAGGGGCAAGTGTCGCCACCCACCGTACCCGTCTCTCTTTTGAAGCTTGCGCTCCATGGCTTCAGCGAACAGTCTAGCCTCATCACGCATTACCGACCCCGCAAACGATCGTAAGCTTCACCGACACTGATCACGTCGGTAGTGCAGGGTCCGAACGAACACAGGATTTCGGGGGACGTCCCATAATAAGAGTGTGCGGCCCGCATGTGCAGAATCAGGCTCTCAAGCATTTTCTCGTCCGCAAGGTAGTCGCAGAACCCCAGATGCACAATGTCGGGGCGCAGACGAGATGTCGCGTCGCGATACTGTTGTGGAGAGAATGTGAAGATGCGACGAACGCGCTTCGTAACCGTGGTACGCTCCGGCTCAATGTGGGGGAAGCTATCCCACGTGAGTTCCTTCTGGTCCGGGTAAACGCCACCGGAGTATCCGATCACTGTGCCGTCCTCGTTCACGATGTTGCCGACGCGGATCGGGAAGGTGCGGGCCACCATGAGCGTCTGGTGCAAGTAGCTGGGATGGATACCAGCGTCGGAGAATGATTGGCTGACCGATACTTCGCGAGAGGTGCAGTGCGGGTGAAAGCCGTTGTTGAGCGACAGGCCCATGCCCTGCGCCGTCTCGACCATCACGGCCATTCCCATCGACATCGCTTCGTTAAGTTCGACGCGACCGACACGGACGCCCATTGCTAACAATTCGGATGTCACGTCTTTTGCCGTTACGCCTTCGCGCATGATCTTGCGAGCCTGAGCACGACCCACACCCTTCTGGGTCGACGCGATCTTGGTCGCTCCGGATTCCTTGTTCTTCTCGTACTCTTTGTCTTCTTCGGTAATGATCGCCGCGTTCGGATGGACAGTTACGCGAGCTGGGTCAACGCCCATGTCGCGCAATTCGTCGCGCAGCATGTCGAGGTCGATAATTGCACCTGCATTAAGGAAGATAGATGGCTCATTACGCATCACGGCCATCGTGGGCAGGTGAAACGTGATGAACTTGCGGCCATTCGGCAGGACGGTGGTGTGGCCCGCATTGGGTGCAGCGTTGGTCGTGCAGATCACGCGTTGCCAGTCTACTTCGCTGCGCTCGCATTGGTATGCGGCAGCCAGACCTTTGCCGGTGCTGCCGAATTGTCCATCGATCAGGACCGACGCCTTGCCATACTTTAGGAATTCGCTCATTTTATCCTCTTACAGGCTTTCTAAGGAAATCTTCTATCGGCCAACCAACGCCCCGCTTTCTGCGTGGTAACGTGTTCAATTTGCACAGTACCTTGGTGGCCTCAGGCACCGTGCGCAGCATTGCCAATTCGTTATCGTCTTCAATGACGACCCAGACTTCAACGCGCAGTCCGGATTCTTTCATCTTCCTCATTATCTGGCGTTGCAAAGGCGTGGTGTTGATCGCTACCATGCCGTCCTTGCCGACCTCTCCTTTCTTCACTTCGACGAAGATCACTTCGTGGTCCGGAATTTTGATAATCAGGTCCGGAATCCCACTCATGAAGTGGTTAGACATTTTCATCGCGAAAACGTCGGTTCGCTGTGCTCGCGCGTCATCCATTATCTGTGATTGTATCTTAAGTTCACTTGTCATATGAGCACCCAATCACACCGTTGACTGCCTGTCAAGTCTTGACGTTATAGCATACCCTTGTCGGCCATGATCTTGCGCCACGACTTCTCACCGTAAGACGCCCATGCCCAATCGGGGCCGGAGTCTTCTTCGATTTCGATCGGCACTCTGATTTGCGGAAAATCGCACATGATTTCGAGCGCTTCGCGGTACGCCTTCTCGCGGTCGGGCGTGTACTGAAAGTCCAAGCTGTCGTGCACGTTATTCAGCATATCGATGTCGCCCAACGATCGACACATTTCATCAATGCGCACCATGGACAGTTTGATCATGTCCGCATTCGAACATTGCAGCAGTCGGTTAACCGCCTTGTATTCGAAGCCGGGCGCTTCGAGCCTTGAGCGTCGGCCAAGTATCGACATGACGTATCCTCTCTTGCGGAGCACCGACGACGCTTCGGCTTGCAGTGTCTTAATCTCCGGCATCGTC